ACTTGGTACACCAGATTTAAATAGAGCCATTTCTTTATCAGAGATAGCACCTTTGGTCTGTGCAGTATTAAGAAGGGTGTTGTTTACAATAAGCTGCTTGAGTTCAACACGGAATGCTTCACGCTGAGGGTCACCAAAGCCTAAGTTGTCCCATTGAGACATTACATTGCTGTCATAGATACCAGTGACGCTATTACCAAACTGGTCAAACTTAGCTAATGCATCGGTATATTGACGGTCAGTTTCATCAAGTTTATTCAGGTAATCTATGTTGTCTTCGTAAAGTTCTCTCTGCTTTTCATAAGCAACTTGTTGATTAGCCTGGTCAACTGTATAAGTGTCGTTGTAAGCCTGTCCCATAGCTGCCATTGCAGCATTACGCCCAAGATGAGAGCTGCCTTGCATAGCAGCACCCATAGATATTAGCTTTTGACTTACTGGTGTTTCACCTCGTGCTTCCTGGGCAGCCATGTAGCGCATCAGTCTGTCACCAAAACCTGGTTTCTGTTGTGGCTGTTGAGGCTGCTGTGGCATAGAACCATCAGGTGTTGGGTATAAAGGAGCCTTAGCTGCCTGGTCCAACACTGGTGTATTTTGAACTGTAGAATTACCCTGGTTAAGTACTGGTCCATTTTGAACAGGTGCGGATTGTCCAGGACCAGTCCCTTGTGCCAACACTGGGTTTCCATATGCAGCTTGCATAATAGGACCAGGTGGTACTAGTGGTGCGTTTAACTTTGCTGTCTGTGTGTTTTTACGTGCCTGGTCAGTTTCAGCTTGCTGCTGTAGGACTGGAGGCTGATAGAAGTAATACGACATATTATAAGCCTCTAACTTATAGGTTTAGTTGGAGTTGTAGGAGCGTTGTAGTCTTTAAAGAACTTAGCTATTTCCATACCATGACCTGCACCCTGCATAGCACCACCAAACGAGGCAGAACCTGCATCGTGGTAATTAGGCTGTACAGTAGGGTTGTTATAAACAGCATTACCTAAGATTCCACCCTGGTACTTGATTTGCGTATCAAGGCCAAAATCACGCTTACGTTCAAAAGCTGCTCTAGCATCCTCAAGAGCCAACTGGTCGTAGCTTCTTATGTTTCTACCTGCACCAGTCATGAAATCACCCATAGAGCCCATAGCATTAATACCATCGGTGTAAGCACCTTTAAGGCCATAGTTTGCATCCATTGCATTCTTAAACTGCTGCTCTTGTTGGTTGATGCTTCTGTCCATTAGTTTGTCTTGGATATTAGCAGTCACATCAGCTTTCCTATCGTTGTAAGAACGCTGTGCTAAGGCATCTGCGACACCTGCTCTGGAAGAGTTAATGTTGCCAGAAGCAGAAGCTCCCATGTTGATACCAGGCATGGTTTGTTCGGTAAGGGTTCTGTAGTCATCACGCATAGCGGAGTCGACTAAACCTTGGGAGTTGTTCATGGCGTATTGCTGTGCATTAGCAAGTCGGTCTTGCTGCGACATTCCGTAAAGGTCAGCATAGTTATTAGCAAAGTTAGAACCTGCTTGAGTAACTCCAAATGCAGCATCTCTTCCCTGCATACCCATATTACCCATGTACTCATTGCCCATTGTTTCGTAAGGACTTTGATAAGCTAAGGTTCTACCTCCGTAAGCACCTGCTTCTTGTGCGTTACTTAGGTAGCCTCCTGCTCTATCATATGAATCTTTTATATAGGGCTGTGAAAATCTAAATGCTTCGAGGGAGGCTTCGGTTGCCTTATCTTGTGCTGCTGCTGCACTTTTCGCACCTGACCTTGCAGAGGCTGCTCCAACTAAAGAACTACCTACGATAGCTGCTGCAATAAAACTCATAGTATTACTCCAAAAGTTTATAATTTGGCTCTTCTAAGCCTAAAGACGAATATGAGGGAGCAATGACTTCCTCTTCTAGGGTGTCTAGGTCTTTTTCGTCTTCTATTTTTGTGATGTGCACGTTAAGTAAGACTGAGTCTTCTAACGCATGAAATGCTCTCTTTGAACTGGCAGGTGCAGCCCATGTATAGGGGGCTGAAACTACCTTGCGACCATCTTCTGAAACAATGGCCATTTTTCCTTTTATTAAAGACACAATGTGGGGGTGGCGATGTAGCTTGCCTGTAAATGTCATGCCCTGGGGGACACTGCATTCCCTGGCATATAGCCTGGCACTGTAGTCTTCGATAATAGGGGTAAAATGATGATTTAAACTGGACTGGTCTGTAGCATCTTCTGCTTCACCAGAAGCGATTAGAGAGGCTATAGCGTCTTCTAAATAGGATACGCTTGCCCTTAACTTTAAGTCGGGCATAGCGGCTCCTGCGCCTGTTATTCAGGCATTGATGGGTATACTAAATCTTCTATATTAGTGGTGGTTTGATGCTGTGAAGGTAAGTCTCTTAACTGCTGTCTGTAGTTAGCCCATTCAAGTTTTTTTGCATCTGTTAAAGGAGAATCATTAACTTGTGTCCAATCTGATGAAATCAATTTTTGATGTCTATTTTGTCTTATAGTATCTAAGACCTCATCATTTAACTCGGCATCAGTTGGAGGGGGTGGTGATGGCTTATCTGTGACTGTATTGTCAACAATTATATGCTCTACATCATTTGCCACACCTTCCATTACGTACTCATTTTCATGAGCTTGTTTTTCTAGGTCTGTGGAAGCACATATACCTGTCCGTAGAATTTCTCCTTCGCTGTTATATACAATATAAGACTTCATTATTTTTTCGCCTCAAAAGCCACCAAAGAAGTATAATTTGCAGCAATCTGATACCCATCTCTGTTAAATTGTAATTTATAAGTCACGTCTCTTGGAGTACCAGAACCGTAGTTATCTACGTAAGTCCCAGATACACCTTGAAATACAATACTTGTAGTAGTACCTTCAGCTAATCTACTAAAGTCAACAATTGAGTTATCAACTCCACCTACATTTCTTACTATTCTTACATAAAATCTCGAATGATTATCATTACTTCCAGTACCATTTCTCAAAGCAGCTCTAGTGGACCAATTAAGTACTACTGGTTTACCTGTACCTGCATGAGTTGTTTGAACGGCAGTTACCCATGTACTTGAACTGTAATTTACGTTTAAACCGTAAGAAAATGCATCGTACATATAATGAGCACTTGTTGATATTGTGGCAGCGTTATCGTCTAAGACACTTGTACCAACTTTAGCGTTTATTCTTATGACACCGTTATCTATAGCAAATACTTCTTGCTGAGTACCGTTAGCACCTCCATTGGGGTCAACGATTTTAAATTCGTCAGCAAGAATTGCGAATGAGCCTGTAGTACCATCGTTATTTTGGACAAATCCAGTAACATAGCCATCTACATTAAGACCAACGCCATACCTCGTTCTAAGGTCACCAATTGTTCCGTCACGTACATCAACCCAAAAACTGCCATTCCATCGGTGTAACTTGTTATCGTCATTTGTATCTATCCACAAATCACCGATACCTTCAGCTGTTGGTGGATTATTTTGGAAAAAAGTAAGCACTTTGCCGTCAGCTGTGGCTTGTGCTGCTGCTGCGTCACTTTCTGCAGAAGTAGCTAAAGCATTAGCCAATGCAGCATTAGTCTGCGCTGCGTTAGCTGCAACCTGTGCTGCTGCGGCTGTTGCCGCTGATGCATCAGCTGTAGACTGTGCTGCAGCAGCGTCACTTAAAGCAGTGCCAATACCTGCGTCTTTAGCACTTATCCAAGAAGAACCACTATAGCGATACACTTTGTTACCATCATTAGTATCAAACCAAATATCGCCTGTGTCTGCTGAAGTAGGCTGATTATTTTGGAAAAAAGTAACAATCTTACCGTCCGCTGTAGACTGTGCTGCAGAGGCTGCTGCAGCGGCTGCTGAAGCAGCACTTGCTGAAGCATCAGCTGTAGACTGTGCTGCAGCTGCATCGGTTAAAGCATTACCAATATCACCATCCTGAGCAACTTGCCAAGTAGACCCATTATAGCGATACACTTTGTTACCATCGTTGGTATCAAACCAAATATCACCTGTGTCTGAAGCATTAGCAGAAGGTTGGCTACTTTGGTAGAAAGTAACTATCTTACCGTCAGCTGTAGACTGTGCTGCTGCAGCGGCTGCAGCGGCTGCCCAAGCTGTGGACTGTGCTGAAGCTGCTGTAGAGGCTGCTGTATTTGCTGTACCCTGAGCTGTTGCTGCGTCACTCAGAGCTTGTCCAATTTCTGAGTCTTGAGCTACTTGCCAAGTAGACCCATTATAGCGATACACTTTGTTGCCATCGTTAGTATCAAACCAGATGTCACCTGTGTCTG